AGTTGCTCACAGATTACAGCAAGACAACCGAGGAGCGACTTAAGCAGAGTTCACTGGACGAGCAGGCACTGTTCGATGCAGCTTTATCCGGTGATGGCATCTCGTATTTCTATTGGGACGAGAGCATTGATGCCGGGATGAACGAACAAGGTGCGCCGATCCAGGGCGATATGAACGAGGAATTGATTGATAACGTCTGCTACTTCCCAGGCAATACCTCAGACCCAAGGCCAAATGACAAAAGCAAGCCATTACAGCCGTATATCATCCTATCATTCCGCAAGTTGGTCAAGGACGTAAAGGCCGAGGCTGAAACCAACGGAGTTGATCAGTCAGAGATACAGGGCATAAGCCCAGACGATGAAACCCAGTATAGAGCAGGCGACAGAGCCAAGCAAGAGCCCAGCGAAAAAAGTGAGGGCGGGTATTGTACTGTCCTGCTAAAGATGTGGGTCAAAGATGGCACAATATGGGCGCGCAGGTCAACCCGCGGCGTGGTCATTCGCGAGGATTGGGACACCGGCTTACATCGTTATCCAGTGGCCTCAATGCAATGGACACCGCGCAAGAATAGCTGTCATGGCGAGTCTGAGGCCACTGAGCTCATACCCAATAACATAGCGATAAATAAACTAATGGCGACAATGATCTTGTGGACAATGCTCATGGCATGGCCTAAAGCGATCTATGACCGCAACCGCATTGACACCTGGTCAAATGACATAACCAAGGCAATACCAGTGGACGGCGACGTATCCGGCGCGGCGCAATTCCTGCAGCCGCAGGGCCTGCCGGCCCAGGTGCAAAACCTATTTGAATTACTTGTGCAGACCACCAAGGATATGGCCGGGGCGAACGAGACAGCCTTGGGCGACAACTCAATTACTAAGACAGCCGCCGGGATAATCGCCCTGCAAAAAGCGTCTGCCTTGCCCTTGAGTACCAATAAGCGGAGATTCGCCCAGTACAAAGAGGACATAGGGCTTATATGGATGGACTTCTGGCTTACCAAGTACAATGTATCCCGGATGCTGACCATCAAGCGCACCAACCCCGATACCAAGCAAACCGAGGTTGTACAGATACCTTTTGACGGATCACAATACGGCCAAGCGGCGTTCAGTCTAAAGATTGACATAGGGGCATCAACCCAATATTCAGACATCCAGGCTATTCAATCGCTGGACAACTGGCTAAGCGGTAAGTTTATTACATTCAAGCAGTATCTTGAGCGCATACAGCAATTCCATATCGTACCCGATGTTGAGGGATTGCTTGACGAGGTTGAGCAGCAGGAGCAACAAGCCCAACAACAACAGCAAATGCAAGCCTTTGAGCAGTTTGTCAGCCAGCTATCGCCTGAGTTACAGGCGGCGATACAGCAAGAATCATCAATGATGGTAGGAGGTGGAATGGGTGAAATGTCAGGAGTGCAAGCAGGCCCTAATGGTGGCCCACAGCAAGTTATCTAGTGAAGTAGGTAGCATAGACGTATACAGCGAATTAACGATGGTTTGTGTCAATCCCAAGTGTAGTAATTACGCGGGGACTAACCTAAATGAGCCGCTTAAGGTGGCGCAGATCGTTAGAAATAAGGTTAATTAGGAGGTTTTAGATCAATTTCGTGAGGTCACGAAAAAGATATAAATTATGGTCTTGTGGGAATGTAACTGTCTAATTTGCGAGGGGCGGGACGCTGACAGTTAAGAAAATATCACCACCACCACCACCACGGTACCACCACCACCACGGTACCACCACCACCACGGTACCACCACCACCCAAAAGGGTGGTTTTTTCATGTCCTGTCACATGGCATAAAACTGGACAAATAAACGGCCTACCATAGCCGAGGGAGAGATTTTTAATGGACGAACTCACCAACCAAAGTGAGGAAGTAACCCAAGAGATAGCACAGGACCAGACTCAGGAAGTAACACAGGAACAGACCCAAGAGTCCACCACAGCTCAACAGGTCGAACAATTACCACAAAGCATCCGGGTGAAGTACAACGCCGAAGAGCGAGAAATACCTATTGAGGAAGCCATCGTGCTTACCCAGAAAGGCCTCAACTATGAAAAAGCGGTAGAGAGAGCCAAGCAGGAAGCCCGAGATGCTTACATTGCCGACGAAGGCTACCAGTGGAAAGGTAAACCAATCACCACTGAGGCCGCTTATAAAGAAGCCCTAAAAGAACAGGAACTTGAGAACAAAATCCGGGCGCAATACACCAATGTGCCGGATGAAATCGTTAGTGAACTAACAGAGGGCCGAAAGTTCCGCGAGCAGTACCAGACCAAAGAGCAGCAGCAAAAAATGTACCAGGAGTTCGCCGATGCCTACCCGGACCTAAAGGGTGACGAAATTCCCCCGGAAGTCTGGAAGGAAGTCCAGAACGGCAAAAACCTTTTGGACGCTTATGTGAGGTACGAAAATAAAACCTTGCGTGACCAGCTGAACGGGGTCCAAGCCAAGGACCAAGCGGCACAGGCTAACCAAGCCAATGCGCTAAGTTCGACCGGGAGCGTTAAGACCCAGGGAACACCCCAAGGCTCGCTCACAGAGGAAATGGTAGAAAACATGTCACCGCAGGAACTGGCCAGCAGGTGGCAGGAAGTCAAGAAACTTTATAAAATGAAATAAGGAGATGAAAATATATGGCTATATTGAGTTCAGTACCAAAATTAGTATCAACCAAGGTTCTAATGACACTGCACAACAACCTAATCGCAAAGAAGATTTGTACAATGGACACAGGATCACAGATCACAAAACAGGGCGATACCGTAACCTTTACCGGGCTTGCAACCCCGACAATTAGCCCTTACACCGGCACTATTTCCCCGGAAACCTTGAAAGATGCGGGCGTAACCTTACTGATCGACCAGCAGAATTATTATTCCTTCTATGTTGATGATATTGAGAAATTTCAAAGCATCATCGACATCAAGGGAACTAGTGTCGAGGAAGCCGCTTATGGCTTGAGAAACACTGCAGACAAGTACGTTTTGGGATTGTACGCAGGCGCAAACACCACCGTAACTGCAACCGTAACCGCAACTATCGCGCTTTCCACTACTGCGACGGTTTGCCGCAAAATGGAGGAAAAGAACATCAAGCCCGGCCAAAGATGGATGGTCATTCCCCCGTGGTACAAAGAAAAGTTAGTCCTTGCGGGCGTGAAATTCTCCATCCTTCAAGGTGTGGGTGGGGCTAAAGACGGCATGTCCTGGGCCAACGAATGGGATACTGACTTCTATGTCTCCAACAACCTGACCCAGACCGGAGCAGAAGGATCCTATGTTACTGAGTGCATGGCCGGTTCTTACAATGCCATTGTGTACGCAGAACAGATCCTCAAGTCCAGAGTCAATGAAAACGTGGCGGCCTCTTTCTCGGCTCAATGTGACGGATTGCACGTTTTCGGGGCCAAGATAATCAAAGGGAACGAACTGATTAGAATCACCGCAACGCAGGGCGCAGCGGCAACCGATATATAAACTAACGAATTTAAGTTAAGGAGAGTGAATTAATATGGCAGTATCAATTACACGGTCACCAGTAGTAGCATTTAATACCATACTGGCAGGTACAGCGAACCTTGCAACGGTAGACGCAGACGGAGGAGCGGAAGTATTCACCTACACCCCGACCGCAGCCGGTGGCAAGATTTTGATTGAATTTGACTTATCAAATAAACTTGCGACAGTCGCGGCAGATGCAGACGCCACTTTTTCAATTGCTGCTGGGGACTTATGGGCAAGTAAAGCCATAACTGGGACAATTACCAGAGCAACCAAAAAGGCCATACAGGTAGAGACAGGGAAGGTCTTGCAGGACGATGGGACTATCCTTATCACATTGACACCCGGCGCGGCAGACAAGCTGCTGTCAAACCATGCTGCAAACGTAGTAGTTTACGAATTACTTTAAGAGACGGGGGCCTTGTGCCCCCTATCTTTTAAAAGGGAGAGGTATTTTATGATTAAGTTTTTCGGCGAGCCATTAAAGGAAATTAAAAGCAAGCATAGCGGGAAAGTGATGTTTCGATTTGACACAAAAGGCGAGTTTATTACTGACGATCCGGTGATAATTGATAGGGCCATGGGGTTCTTTGATTATATCCCCATTGCGGCAGAGGAAGTGGGCGCAAGGGTTAAAAAAACCATAATCACCCCGCCTATTGTCATAACCGAAAAAGGGCAACCAGAGCCAGAGCCAGAGCCAGAGCCAGAGCCAGAAGAGCCAGAAGAGCCGGAAGAGAAACAAACCGACAAAGCCAATAAGGTCTGTAAACATTGCGGCCTCATCCATGAAAGGCCTGTTGATTATGCCCAGTGCGCCAATAAAAGCAAAAAGGAGGGATAATCCATGACGTCATTATTAGAAGTCCAAGCCGCAGAACTAAAAATCAGTGAAATGGGACAAAACGGCGGTATATTGCTCACTGACGTAACATCCGTTACAGGTAAATTCAGACGAATATACGCTATAACAAATGCCGCATTTACAACCCTAACAAGCGATATTACTAAGAATGGAATAGTAACGGCGGCTGCGGGCGCAGACTTTGGCACCCTGGCGGCGGGAATATCCTTGTATGGCAAATTTACAGTGGTAAAACTTGCAAGCGGCTCTGTGCTGCTTATGAAGTAGGTGGAGTAAATGGCATATACCGGCACAGAGGAGTGATGATTTATGAAAGTAAGCGGTAAAAATATTAGCATGACACGGGGCGATAGTGAAGCTATTTCCCTTTCATGCACGGATTCAAGTAAAGTGGGTATACCGCTAGTCACTGGTGACACTATATATTTCACTGTAAAAGTCAGTGCATCTGATGAAGCCAAAGCGTTTCAAAAGGTAGTTACTGCATTTGACGCTGGGATTGCATATATCGACATTATGCCAAACGACACGAAAAGTATGTGTTTCGGTTCATATGTGTACGATGTCCAACTAACTAAAGCAAATGGCACCGTTACCACAATAATACCTCCAAGTAGATTTACGCTATTAGAAGAAGTGACCTATGAGTGAAATAATGGGCGTGATAACCCAACCGTTACAAATCATAGCAAATATCGCTTCTAACAATGCTGAAATTAAAGCAGAAATTACTGGCAGTGGCCCAAAAGGAATCCAAGGAGAACAGGGAACACAAGGAGCAATAGGTTCACAAGGTATTCAGGGTGCTACAGGTGCTACAGGGTTGCAAGGTGTGATTGGAGCTACAGGTATTCAAGGGTTAGTAGGGGAAACCGGTGCTACAGGTGCTACAGGGTTGCAAGGTGTGATTGGAGCTACAGGTATTCAAGGGTTAGTAGGGGAAACCGGTGCTACAGGTATTCAAGGGTTAGTAGGGGAAACCGGTGCTACAGGTGCTACAGGGTTGCAAGGTGTGATTGGAGCTACAGGTATTCAAGGGTTAGTAGGGGAAACCGGTGCGATTGGTTTAACTGGAGCACAAGGGATACAAGGGGTAAAAGGCGATACTGGCTTAACTTATGTGCATCCAGCCAACCATCCACCTTCTATAATTACACAGGATGCCTCTAATCGCTTTTCAACCGATACTGAGAAAACCACTTGGAACGCAAAACAAGCAGCATTGGGATTTACGGCAGTACCTAACACAAGAACAGTAAATACAAAAGCATTATCCGCTAATATTGTTTTAACTCCAGATGACTTAGTTGATACTTCTACTACTCATAAATTTGTAGCAGCAGGAGATATAACTAAACTAGGTAATCTTTCTAATACAAATAGCGGTGATGAAACACTTGCAACAATTAAAACAAAATTAAGTATTACTACTTTATCAGGCGCGAATACAGGTGACCAAGATTTAAGCGGTTATGTAAAAGCTGCGCAAGGAGCAGCACTGCCAATTGCATTGTCGACACTCAGAGGGCAAATGTACTTGATACAAGGTGGTGCAGGAGTTGTCGATAAGGTTTACTGTTGTGTAAAGTTAGCGGACAACACTTATAGCTGGGTTAACATGTTGGGCCTTAGCTTTGGGTATTAGAATTAAAATAATGTTTATAGAAAGGGGGGGGTTATGAATGTACACTGTCAAAGAGGTATTCAACCAGGCGATCGCAATTTTAGATGAAATGAGCGATACCGGCACCATAGTAGATTCCCAAATAAAAGAATACAAGTACCGCGCGCCATATTTACTTGATTTGTGGCAGCACGAAATAGGCGACAGTCTACAATCTATCGAAGAATACAAAAACGAAGATGCAGACGATAATAATAAATGGATTTTGTGTTCATTGCCAATAGACTTAAAGCGCATCAGAGAAATTATGTTTGTTGATTCTGATTCCAATATAAGCTCTATCCCTTATAAGAAATTCGGGGTTGAGGATATATACTTATATTTCCCCGACCTTGGAACCGCGCGGATGCTGTATGTGCCTATACCTGTAAAAATAACGGCACTTACCCAAACATTGGCGGTCAATGATAGTATTGCTACCTCTGGTGCTTATTATCTTGCTGAACAATTTGCCCTAGCAGACCAGAACGCCGAATTAGCCCAAAGGTGCAGAGAGAAGTTCAATAAACTTCAAAAGCAGATTCCGCAACCGTTTAACGCTGCGGGGATAATAGATGTTTACGGAATATCCGCTATTAAATGAGGTGATTAAATGGCAACCTTGGTCCCTTTTACCATCGATAAGTTTTTAGGAGTCAATAAGTCGGCTACGGAGACGCTTTTACAGTTAGGTGAGGCGTCGAGTATGAAAAATTGGGTAATTACGGACGATTTTAAAATACAAAAGGCTTTCGGCTACGTTCAAGCATTTGCCACCCTTGGGCTCCACAGCATAAACGGAATGTGGTATGGAACCCTAACGGGTACACCACATCTTGTGTTCGCCTGCAACGGCCATGTATATGAACACAACATAGCTACCGGGACAAATACAGACCTTGGAACATTGGTGGACGCTAACCCGACCACTTTTTTTGTGTCTAATAACACGGTCTATATCTGGAATGGCGCAGAACTTTATAACTGGGCAGGAAGCGGGAGTATTGCGGTAGTCGCTGGCTATGTCCCGACAGTCTACACAGCCGCGCCGCCAACCGGTGGGGGTACGATGCTGGAGAGCATCAACTACCTTACAGGAGCCAAAACGCAGAAATTTAGTGGCAACGCTGCGGCCACTGTCTATCAACTAGCAGAATTAGGCATTGGTTCGGTTGGTTCGGTATATGTTGGCGGGGTCTTAAAGACAGTCACCACGGATTACACCGTAAGCCTCCCCAATGGTACAGTAACCTTCGTTGCTGCCCCGGCGACAGGTGTAAACAATGTGCTGATAACCTGGATAAAAACAGTCGCCACCGATAGAGCAACTATTACCAAAAACCGCTATTATGGCGGGGTATATTATGCCCGGTATTGGGTGTTTGGAAACCCTGACCACAAGGCCACGCGCTACCCGTCAGGAGTGACAATGGCGGGAGCCTCAGACCCATCATTCTGGCCCAAGTTTGCAGAGTCAGACGTGGGGGAATATGAGATCACAGACATAGTGACCCAGTATAACAAGCAACTTATTTTCACCTCTGGGGATTCTTCGGAAGCCTCGGCTTGGTACTCAGAGGAAAGCGATTACACCAATGCCGCTACCGGAGCGATTACGGCCTTATTCCCTGTTTATCCGATGAACGCGAAGATTGGCAATGTCGCCAAAGGGCAGACACAGATCATCATGAATAACCCTTTGACGATCTGGAAAGGTGTTTATGAGTGGGTCAGCACCTATGTCATGAATGAAAAGAATGCTCAGTGGCTGAGCAAGCGGGTGCAGAATGACCTTGATGCGGTAGACCTCACTACGGCCCTAACAGTTGATTGGAGTGACAAAGGGCTTTATTGGCTGTGTGTAGGCAAGGTGATATGGGTATTCAATTATCGGACGGAT